AAAGGCACACAAGGCACATATATTTAACATTTCCCAACACATATTTAACCATCATTAACACACTTTGGCACACTTTTTGCTCTGTGCCACATTTACCATTCTTTAACACATTTAACACACCGTTACTTTTGTTAAACTTTCATAAAAATAATGTTTCATGTGGAACGGTGGCAAAGTGATTGTTTCACGCGGAACAAAAGGGGGCGATTTGTTAAAAAGATTAAAATTAAAACTTTTACCCTATTTAACTAAAATAATTTGGTTGTTTCGTAAAAAAGTCGTATCTTTGCAACGTGATTAAGAAACAAAGTTGAACAATTAAAATATAAAATTATGTGTACAATAAAATTTATCAACGTGAACGGTAAAGGTCAAATGACCGTTAAAGATTGTCAGAAAGAAAACGTTATCAACAGTTTGTTAGCAGTTGGTTACGGTATTTTAAAAATCAAACAATAAGTTAAACCGCCTGTAAGGTTCACACCCTACAGGCTTAAAATAATTGATATATGGAATATTCATATTTTAGAATCACATTAAAACAAACCGACAAAGTTACGGTTTTTATGGTACGTTCTGACAAAGTAAGCGAGTTCTTTAATAATAAGATTGATTACTTACATGGCGATTGTTCAATAACAGTAAAGGGGCGTTTTCCAACGCACAAAGATTCTCGCAAATGGTTTATTGTCACACCAACAGAAAAATAAATAAGTGATATGAAAAAGATTAAGTATTTTAAATTGTCTGAGTTCATTAACTCAGCAACCGCAAAACGTTTGGGCATTGATAACACACCATCTTTTGAGGTAGTGGATAACTTGAATAAGTTAGCCGATTATTTGGACGTTATTCGTGAAAAGGTAGGTAAACCGATTCTGATTTCTAGCGGTTTTAGATGTCCTGTGTTAAATAAGGCTGTAGGTGGTGCTTCTAACAGCCAACACCAAAAGGGCTTAGCTGCGGATTTGATTTGTGCCGATATGGAATCTTTGGAAAAGGTTCTCAGAGAAACAGGTGGTTTTCACCAACTTATTAAAGAACACCGCAAAGGCTCAAAAAGTTTTTGGTATCACGTTTCGGTAGCACCACGAAATGGTAAACCACGTCAACAGATTATTATGAACTTAGAAAAGAAATAAGTTAGGCAAAAAGGTTTTAAGGTTTTACAGGATTCTATTTCAGTTTCCATTGACAATTAAAGTTTGTAGCAGAAAACACTACAGGTAATAAAGGTTTATTGCTTAACTCTGTAATCAATACACTACAGGCACAAAAGAAAGTTGTCGAATATCTTTCTAACTGTTTAGATACAGAAATGGGCATCAAAAACAGATGTTTTGATTTCCTTGGCAAGAAAGGTTTAATGAACGAATTTTACAGCAAATAAGAAAAAGGGGCGGCATTTATTACCGTCCCTTTTCTTTTATAAATAAACACCTGTTTCAAGTTGTGAAACAATTTCGTTATATTCATCTACCAACAAGTTTGCAGCGTTCAAATTCACGTTTTCAAACTGTGCAAACCCTGTAACGTCTTTAACTGTCACGTTTTCCTGTGTATTGTTAACGGGAACGTTTACGGTTAAATTTTCAGTAATCAACACGTAAGGTTCTAAACCGTACAAAATTTGTTCATCCCATTGCGTACCACCTACAATATTTAATTCTGTTGTACCTGTCTTGTAAATAACATCACGCGACAAAGAAAAACTTTCTAACTGAAATACAACACCATCACAGGACAAAAACGCAACCGCATCCCCTGTTATAACGTTCACTTTGAAAGATAGGTTTACCGTTTTACCGATATACTTACTATCTACAGCAACAAAGCCACGGCACGGAATAAATACCGAAATTTGTGCGTTATAGTCTTCCGAATCACCGTTTAAACCTGTTAGCGTCACATCGCCAAAGTCTAGCAAAATAACGTCCTTTTCGGGTGTTTGTACGGTTATTCCTGTGTTATAGTTACCACACCGCAAAGAATCCGTACCCGATACAGGAACGTTTGTAAAAATGCGTTTGATACGATTTACATAGATTCCCAAATTAACCTCCTCATAGATTCCCTGTGTGTCGTCTTTTATCTCAAAGAAACGCTGTTTAGAAAATGCGTCCAAATTGTCAAGCGTCACGCAATAAACGTTTATAGCACCGTAATTACGTCCAACAGGTGTTATTATACTAGCCACAGCTTTAACGCTTATAGACACACAGGAATCGGGCACAGGGAACGAAATTACACCACCTGTAACACTTATGGTAACATCTTTCGTACCATCATTCCAAATAAGATTGCACGAATCTAATTGGTAATTTGTAAGCGGTGTTACAGTCAAATTTAACGTGCTACCTGTCTTAACTGTCTGTGGCTGTGGTGAAACGGTGCAATTTGTCAACGCATAAGTAATAGGAACGTCTTTCTGTGGTGTTTCGGGTGTGAACGTACCTGTAATAGTTACGGTTTCGTTTGTGGCAACAGGTACACTAAATGTAGCTATTTTACCGTTAACGTTCATTTCACCTGTGGTTTCCGTTCCACTTTCGTTTTTATAAGAAACTACAGGAACAACCGAGTAACTACCATCTGTGTTACCTGTCAACGTAATATCGAAATTTTCACCGTTTTGTACATAGTTTGCAACAGTTCCCGAAACGTGATTTGTTATCGTTAACTCTTTCGGTTTTGGGGTGAACGTTCCGTTAATTGTTACTTCTTCGTTTGTTTTTACAGGTACACTAAATGTCGCTACGTTACCGTTAACGTTCATAGTTCCTTGTGACGCTTCATTATACTTACTCTTATAAGTAACTACAGGCGCAACCGTGAAAGTTCCTTCTGTGACACCTGTCAACGTAATATCGAAATTTTCACCATTTTGCACCGAAACGGCATTTGTACCCGAAACGTTATTGATTATCTTTAACGTTTTTACTGTAGGTTCGCCACCGCGTGCATTTAAGTGACATTCCATTTCGCCTGTATTGGAATCACCAAACGTTAAACGCTTTGAAAAGTATTTGCCATCTGACGAAATACCATCTATAACTCCGCTAATAACTTTTGAATCGTCACCAGCAGAAACGCGTGACAGGTTAAAATGAGTTATTTTTGTCGTTCCACTATTCAGACGTGAAATGTAATTATAATCACCGTCATTTGGCAAAAAATGACAACCGTCCACCGCTTTTCCGCAAAAGTGGATAATATTACCGTCTGTGTCGTAATTTTCACTACTAGCTGCTGTTAAATTACAGTTAGTAAGATGATAATTAATTTTATAACTTGCCATTACTTATTTCCTTTTATAGTTACCATTACAATACTACCTGTTTCGTTCAATAGTTCCTTATTAGGAAAATCTAACTTTCTAACATTCGGGCGAACGTCCACCACGTTTGCACGGTTTGAAAGATATTTGTTACCGTTTTCACTTTTTGTTAACGTTGCAGTACTGTTTAAGATAATATCCTTATAAGTAAACAGAACGTCAACACGCAAACGAACTGTGCAAATATCACCGTCTTGTTGTTTCTCAGAAACGAAATAATAACGGTTCAAACTTTCGATGTAAACGTAATTGAAAGTTACAGGCGTGCGAGTTCTGAAACGTACAACAGGCGTTAAAACGTTAAACGTTGCATTCAATACGCCCGTGTACTCTTCGTTTGCCTGTAAAGTCTTGTTTACTTCGTTTGGTTTGCCGTTGTAAACGAAAGTTTTAATTTTAATCATACCGCAAAAAGTTAAAAAGGGTGTGCCCCTGTGCTATCAACTACAGGAAACACACCCCAACAGTTAAACAACCAAATTAGGCAACAAAGAACACAACAAAGTTTTCGTTTGTGTCGTTGAAGTAACCCGCATCGAATTTGAAGTAATTGTTGAAAAATTCGGCTTTGGCGTTGTAGTTGGTTGTTACTCGCTTATCCAAATTGGTTACGCCTAAAGCGTCACGGTCAAACATCACACCCAATACGCCACTGATGGAAACGGTTGCACCGCTAGCAGATTTCACATTAATCTTTGAAACGTTGTCAAAAGCGTAATCTTTGCCCGTTGCTTGCCAGCTTGCCACGGTTTCCGCCTGTGGTAACAAAACGTTCTCATTATGGAACGTATCGGCATACAGGTAGGTCTTTGCTGCTGCTGCGAAATCTGACAACAGAACGGTGTGCAAAACGTCTTTCGGTGTGAAACGTTCCTTACCACCAACGTTAAACAGGGTTGAAATTGTCTGCAATCTGTCTGCATACAAACCCATCATATATGCAGCAAAACGGATAAAGTCGGGGGTTGTTACTGCTACGTTTGCAGCCAAAGACGCATCCGTCTTCTCATTGTAAAGTTTCAACAGGTTCACACAACGAACTGTTGACGCACTCGCATAGTCAACAGTTTCGTGTGTTGAATCTACGAAACCGAAAGCGACTTTGTCTGCGTCCAAAGTTTCCGCAATCATATTGTTAATAGTACGCATAACAAGCGCATCGGTCTTGATAGTCATTGACTTTTCAACTGCTGAATAAATCATTGACAAAAATCCGTTCAACTGTTCTGCGCTGCTGAAAGATTCCTTTACCTGTCTTTCTGTGATAGACACGGGAACTTCAAAAGTTACCTTTGAGTTGAAGAACTTAGCAGAAACCGTTGGTTTGTGGAAAACGTCCTGTTTGTACTCTGTGCCGTCCGTAAGATTCCACGTATCATTCTCTTCTGCTTGTGGAACGTCCGCACTGATTTTCTCCAATACAGAGCCAAACTCCCACGCATCCATAAGAACGGATGGAACTTTACCCGAATAAGGGCGATTTACGAAAACCACTTTGCCGATATGGTTTACAAGTGATTTAACGTAATTGTCAACGGCATTTTGATTAAAAATCTCATTGCCCAAATCAACAATACCTGTCAAATCGTCATTGACAATATCGGTTTTGCCCAATACTTCACCCGATACGATGTTAACTAACTTACAAATCTGTTCTACTTCCATTTTTATAAAAATTAAGTATTAATAAATATCTATTGTTAACTCTTTTGCAAGTTCTGTGATTACTTGCGTTTTGAAATTAGTTTTGCGCAAACTCATTTCTTTTTGAATAATTTCACTAGTAGGGACGCTAGACGGAACACCGTTTTTAACAACTGTTTTCGTGCCCGTTTCTTGTCGGTTTCCTGTGGAATCTCTTTGCTGCTTTGTGTCATTGCCGAAATCTCCATCATTAAAAGTTACACTTGAATCAATAGTGTTGTTATTGCCTGTTTCGTCAACGGTGTTATTTGTTGTTTCCGTTGTCTTTGACGTTACAGGGTTCAACACATCATATTCGTTATTAAACACTTGAATCTGTTTTTGCCATTCATCAAACTTCACCGTGATAATGCTTTTAACAATATCGGTTGCAGTTTCGTTTGTGACTGCATCAACTAGAGTTCTGTTTCCATATTTGAAACGTAAATCAATATCAATAACTTTAGGGTCATCGTCCCCAAAAATTGATTTGTACAAAACAGGAAACAGGGGCGCAAAGATTTTTTCAAACAAACCATTTTCACCCGTGAAAAGTTCGTTAATTTTCATCTTTCTCTTCTTTTTCTTCTGTTTCTTCTGTTTCTTCATTTTCTTCTGTTTCTGTTTCCGTTTCTTCTGTTTCTTGCGTTTCTTCTGTTTCTGTTTCTGTTTCTTGCGTTTCTTCTGTTTCGTTTTCCTTTACAGATTCAACGTCTTCTGTGTCGGTGTGGTCGTGCCCGTCTTCTGTTGCTTTGAGTAACGACAAATAGTTTTCGTGCTCAATCTTCCAACTAGACCCCAACGTTACCGTAATATCCGTGCCAAACATTTCGTTAACACGTTTTACACCCTCAACACGTTCTGTTAACATTGAATCAACGAACGGCAATAAAGCGTCTATATTCATTGAAACTTCTTGCGTGTTCAAACGTTCACGTTTCATATTATAGTTTGCATTCAAACCTAAATCGTTGAACATTGAAGCTTTGTAGTACTGCAAAAGTTCAATTAATTGCCCGATTTGTTGGTTTCCCTGTGTCGGTGGGGTTTGTAAGTTAACACCTTTGAAAAAGGCATTTTCACCGATTACTGAGAAATCACCGTTTAAAATCTTCTGCAAGAAAGATTCTGCGCTTTGTTTGGTCTTATCGTCACTAGCAGAAATTAACATAGTGATACGTGTTAAAATGCTAGCTAAATTAAGCGTTATTGTCGCATCGGTGTAAAGTACGCCATATTTGCCGATTATTGGCAAAAGTGAATCTGCAAACGGTGTATTGTTGATAACGACAATATCGGAATCAATTTTAAACGTTTTGTTCAAATTTAACCACGGGTTCGCAACAACGTAATCTTTGCCGTGATAATACGCATCACATTCACCGCCCCGTGTACCCTGTAAAGCATACAGTTCCCCGTTTACTTTTGCTATACCAACGTTACCCGATGTTTGCAGAATCTTTTCAAGTTCTACAGGGGGCATTGTTTCGGGTGTACCCGTGTACTCAAACATCTTTGAAGTCATACAAAGAACACGTTGCATAAATGTGAATAATGCAGAATCTTTGTTTTTAACTTCTGTTTGATACCTGTTATATAAGTTTTCTTTCTCCATTATTTAACAAGTGTTTTAATTAAGGTACAAAGTTCTGTCAACACCTTAGTGTTACTTTGTACGGTTGCATTTAACTTGTCGGTTTCGTTTTGGTGGCGTTCGTTCTGTTTCTCCATATAGAAGAAAAGGGCGATACACACAGCAACAGGAAAACCAACGTTACTAATTAATGATACTATTGCGTTTACGTCCATATAGCAAATTTTAACTTTGTTATTTGATGTTGCAAAGATAGGAAAATTATTTGGTATCACCAAATAAAACGGGGAGAAAGTGTTTACGTGAAAACATTTTTAACCCCCGTTAACAGATATTAAGTAATAATGTTACTTCTTGCACTTGCCATCAAGTAATTGCGCACTATTTCGCCAATTTCGTTATTTTGATAAAATACCTTATCGGTGGCAAAATATCTAGTTATCTGCGATTCTAGATAGGTTGCAGTACTCAACAACTTTCGTTTGTAGTTTGGTTTGCCGTTCATTTGCAACGAATAAATCAAACTGTTGTCTGTGTCCTTTATCGGGGTTGTTTTGTTATGAATATAAATAAAGTTATTCACCCCGTTTTCTTTGTCCTCAATCTGTATCACGTTGCCCTGTAAGGTCATTTCGTTAAACTGAATATAGAAGACAAACAACACGTCATTCGGTTTGTATTTTACGGGCAAATGTGGATATGCTGCGAGTTCCCATTTACCGCCCGTAATCATTTGCAAATTTTCATTGTCAAAACAAAAGTATTTGTTGCTAGCTTTATGTTTAACAATCGTACTGCAATATTCTACTGCAACCGTTGCACCGTGTTCACCGAAACGGTAAATATCAATAGTTCCCTGTTCCATCACTCGCACCTGTTTCAATCCCATTTCTGAGAAATACGGGCAAAACTGATTCACCGTGTTACCTAACATAAAAACTTTAACATCGTTTCTCTGTCTGATAATTGTACTTAACAGGTTCATATATAACATAAATTCATCGGGTAAATAGTAACGTCTTGTTAGGAACTCATCGAAAACTATTGTAGTTATATTTGGGTAACTGCTAGATTTTTCGTGCTCCTGTTCTGAAAGACAAAACCCGAAACAGAACGGTGTGTTATCGGGTACGCGCTTTTTGGTTTCGGGGTCATAAGACGAAAGAAACCATTTACCCGAAATATAAAAAACTTCGTTAAACTTACCGCCTGTTAGTTCCTGTATTACACCGTTTGCAACGTGATTACTGAATAAACTTTCGGCACGTTTGCCCCTTAAATCTTCACGCCATCTACGAATATAAGCCATTTGTTTACCTGTGCGCAAATATTCTTTGATTCCATACAGTAACGTTGCATAGGTCTTACCGTTGGAACGTTCACCGAAAATTACATTGTAATCGGCATTCTTTGATAAAATGCGATTCAACGTGTAAAATTTCGGTGTTTCTACCTTTTCTTTCTTCTGTCTCATATTATTCTTTCTTTAATCTGATTCCCATTAAATAATTTATATAAAGAACTGAAAGACTTAAAGTGTACCCTGTCGGTTCTAAGTGTACCCCCGTTGTCGTGTCGTAACTTGAAACGTTGCCCTTATAGTCTTTTATTGTTCCCGTTTGTTCGTAATCAATATATGTATGAATATTCTTACCTGTTGCCGATGGTGGAATATCTAGATAATTTGTAAATGCGTCAAAGATTCCACTTTCTCCAAATGTTTCTAACATATAAGGGATAGCAGATTTTTTGTTAACGCCCGAAACAGTCATAGAGTAATTGTAATCTTTGCCGTTTACTGTTAGGGCGTTTTCTTCTTCCAACATATAACGTTTTGCGCCTAAAGTTTTGAAACGGGTGTACCGTCCCTCATAATCCCAAACCCCCAAAGGTTTTGCTATTCCCTTTATCGTTACGGGTTCAACCTTTTCAAAGGGTATTTTGTGAAACTTACAGGCTGCACGTAATTTTTGTTGTGCTAAATCGTTGTAGGCTTTGAAATAGTCTTTGTGTGCATCACCATTCATAATTTTAACGGAATCTGTATCACTATATATGTAATCGTCACCGCATTCAGAAATACCCGTAAAAAGGTTTCTTCGTGCATAAGCGGTTACATAAATACCCCACGGGTAAAACAAAAAGCGGTTTTTGCTATCGTTGTATTTATTCAACATTTCTAACTGCTTTTCGCCTGTAAGGTGTTCAACGTCCCACGTTTCACCATCGCACAAAATTTCATCACGCAACGGGTTTGTAACACACATACCGTAACAACTGTTTAGCATTTCTTTGCTATTCAAATACTCTACTTCTTTACCCCCTACACCCTTTAGTTTCGTTTTCATTTCATACAGGTGCAAAATAGATTCTACAAACTCAGTTGGCAAATATTCTTTTCTATAACAAATCATTCGCCCGATTCTTATTTGTTCCCACGTATAAAACTGCGAAAACACTTTGTAATCTATTTCGGTAATCGTCATACATATTTTCTTTGCGCAAACCAATCGCCCGTTATTCTCGGAAACGTTTTCTTTCACGAAACATTTACTAACAGATATAGGATTTTCGTTTTCTGATTTTGCAAATATGTTTGTTATCTCCACATCAAAGACACAACAAAATTTGCTAGTCATAAACTCAAATTGTTTCATTGACTTTATCGGTACAATAACACCCGTACTCATTGGAAACTTTTCTGAAACCATCACATACGGGTAACTGCTAGTAAAATCGTAACTATCTACGTTTTCAATCACTTCATCGGTGTATTTTGCATTGGCGTGCGTAAAACCGCCCGAAAACGCCCGTTGTAACATTGCAAATTCTTCCATACCTGTTATATTTAAGTTGTGAATCTTATCAATATATTTAAAGTTTGGAATCGTTTTGCCTGTTTCGTCAGTTGTTTTAAAGCATACAGAACGACAATATTTACGTACAAAACCCGTCTTTGTAATCGGCAAACGGGTTATTCCTTTGTAACGTTCTATTAGTTCCTGTATGTAACACATCACCACTTTTATATCATTCAGACAGTAACCAATTTCTTTTTGTGTCAACGGGGTTTTACTGTGACGTAACAAACTGTAATCCAAATCACCCACCAACTTTTCACATTTGTATGTGTGTAATTGTTCGCCTAATTTCGCCAACGAATAACCCGATAATAAGTAACTGCATCGGAACTCTAAACCTGTTTTTGTTATTCCGTAAATTGGTTTACGTAAATCAATAGAGAAAACTTTTTCCCATTCCAACAACTCACGGAAAAATTGAAACTCATACGCCAAATTGTGAACATATATAATAATTCGTTTCTTTGGGCAAAGTTCCAATATATCCACTATTTCGAATAACATTTGCAAAAATTCGTCCCATGTACGCCCCATTATGCAAAAACCGTTTATTCCAAATTGCCAAACATACATTAAAGAGCACTTTTCCATTTTAGTTTCTTTACCACCTAATTTCATATAGCGTTCGTAACTGTATGTTTCCCCGTCTTCATCACGGTAAAATGATGTAGTTTCAATATCGAAAGATACAGGAACGTTTAAGAACTTTTCGCCCTTATTGTTTCCTGTAAAATTCTTATCGTTCACCGCCAAAGATAAAACCTTTGCAATATCCTTTGGCGTGTAAACTTCTGTATGTAGTTCAAAGGGTATTTTCTTCATTATAAACCGAATTTTTCAAATTCTGATAGAATCTTTTTTAACGGTGCATCATCGTTAAAACGGTCAACACCGTTTATATAAGCCTCAGCAGTTCCACTTTTTCCAATTTGTTCCATCGCATCATCTAAAGCATTTTCAATTTTAACTGCATCATCTTCGATTTGGTCGCTAACGTCCCGTGATTCTTGTTCGAGTTCACCCGTGAAATCTTTGTACTGCATTAAATATTGTTCCAAAAATCTTTCATCGGAAACACTTGCAATTTTACCCATCAATTTATCTTGCATCAACTTAAATTCTTTATCATTTAAGTTGTAAGACTTCTTTAAATGGTTTGAATATTCTCGTGTACCACTTGCCGTTGATGTAGGTTGTTGCAAGAAAGAAACCGCTTTGGAATATTCAATTTTTAAATCGTTCCAATCGTGTTTCATTGAAAACTTTGTGAAACCTTTAATATCACCTTTGTTTAATGCAACAACTGCAGGCGAAACAAAACCCGATTTTTCAACATTTTGTATGCGACGGTTCGCCTGTTGAAATACACGGGCGATTTCTTTGCGCAAATAGCCACGGGATTCTACTGCGTCCATTATTTGCTTATCAACGTGTACTTTGCCCGTTGCTGCAAACGTTCTTTTGGAAAACCCTATCGGATTTAACTTTGCCATAATATCAACACTTTTAAATGAAACAAAAACGGGGGCAACAATAAACTACGTTACTGTTTACCCCCGTGCCGTTATCCACCCCTTACCTACAAAAACTACTTATCTACAAAGGTAATCCCGTAACACTTTTTGGCGTGCGATTCATATTCATAAATCGTGTAACCAACTTTGTTTGCTTTGATAGCGTCCACCGCATCACTATTAGCGAGAATCTCTCGCACTGTGTCACCTGTGAATTGTGGCAAATTAACAAGACGTTTGTTTTCTGCGTCAATAATTACAGGTGAATCGCCCAACTGCGATTTGTGAACGTACATACCGTTGATAGGGTGTACCACATCACCGCCGCCGTCTTTCTTGTCGTTGTAAATATCGGTCAACTTTACAAACGGAAAATCGGTCGTATCAATACCGAAACTAGTCTTATTGAAAGTACTAGCAAAACTAAAACCTTTAGCCATAACTTTAAACTTTTAAAACGTTAAACTTTTGTTGTGTAACGGGGTGTTACTTTACTTCATTCACCCCGTTTGCTGCTGCGAACTCGTTCAACCACTTCTTAAAGCGGTTCAACTTGATAACCGCCTTATCATCTTTGGCGACTTCGTTTGAAGTCATTAAAGCGTTAACACTAGTGATACAGTTAAAAACAGTCTCATTAAAATTCTCATTCATAATTACCTAATTTAATTTGTTAAACTTATATTGTTTCTTAAACACGTTGCAAAGATACAACGTTTTTGCGAAACCACCAAATTATTTTCGTTAAAAAGTCTTAAAGAAATAAATTAACTGTTGTTAACACTTGTTATCGCCATCGCCCATTTTGTTCCGCGTGAAACAATCACTTTGCCACCGTTCCACATGAAACATTATTTTTATGAAAGTTTAACAAAAGTAACGGTG